GGTAGGTCATGTACTTGCCGCTGTACATGGATTTGAGGTACTTGTCGAATTGATCGGAGGACATGCCCAGCTTCTTTTCGGCCTCGGGGTCCCTGTCCAGTTCATCCCGGTATTCGCAGATGGGGCAGGGTAGGCCGTAGGTGCGGGCCAGGCAGATGTACCGGGCCTTGTTGGGGCCGACATTCTTATGGACATAGACTCCCACCGTATAACTGGGGTCAACCCCGGCCTGGAGCTTGCCGGCGTAGACCAGCGGGTCCTGATCGCCGCAGATGTACGGGATAATGGACCAGAGGTGCTTGCCGGCGGCAATTTTGCCCAAGGGGATGTCCCGGACCTTGTCTTCATCCAGAATGCCCTTGTAGCCGGTGCCGTCCTTGGTGCGGTATGACTCCCGGCCCCTGTCGGCCAGCCGCTGGGTCATTCGCCGGTCACCCCAGTTTACCCTAGAGACGTCCGGGGCTTGGGTAGGGGCCGGTGCATGAGTTGGAGCTGCTAATCCACGCGGAGGTACTGCGGTCGGCGTGGGTGGCCTGGGCGGCCCTGATGCTCTCGGTGGCAATGCCATTATGATTCCTCCTTCTTGGATTTCTTTTCTGATTCGTATTCAGCCCTGGATTTGTAATAAGCCCGGGTCCCAGCCCTGATGGCAGCATATATGCTTACCAGGACCAGGATTCCCAGAGCCACCCATGCCAGGGGTTGCGTCCAGTGTTGGATCATTACGACCTCTTGAGCAACGGGGGCCGAGCTGGGGGCCGAGGCGGTAAGGAAGTTGGCTTTGGCGCAGCCACTCTTGGCATAGCTTCGGCCGGCTCCCAATTATCATTATTCCAGACATAAATCAGTTCGTCAGGCTGTTCTCGGGTCAGACGGTAGATACCAGCCGGCAATCCACCAGGGATGCAATCGAGAGCTTGTTGTACCTCCGGGAATGGCCCGGCAGTGAATGAATGGTAGCCGTTCTCAGTGATTGGCCCAATGGCATAGCGGTGACCATCTTTGTCAGTAGTTGGGGTCGGCACTGGGCTAAGATTCACCGATACTTTCGGGGTATTCCCATCGACAGGAAGTTTCCTCATTGCCTCCGTAGCCGCCAACCGCCCTTGCTCCATGCCTTTGGCCTTCAGGTCGGATCCGGGCTGGTCATAAGGTTCGGCATAGTATTTCATACCGAACAGCCGCACCAGGTTCTCCAAGGCCGTCTTTTTGGCCTGAAAGGCAAACACTGCGGCTTGGAGCATGTTGACTACATATTCGTCTTGCTGCCGTTGGAGCTGGGCTTCCTGGTATTTGAGTTGTTTGCGAATCCAATTGACAACCGCCGTTTCGGTGGGCTGCCCGGTCTTGGCCGAAATGGGAATATCTTCCGGATAAGGCTCACTCCTGGCCACCAGGTCAAGTTCCGCCTCAGCTACGTCCCTTCGCTGCTTGGCCCGGTCCCGGTTGAACTGGGCCTGGACATGTGCTTCGGAATAGGCCATGATCTGTTTGGCAATGGCCAGCAATTCCAGTTCAAGGTTGTACTGGTCAATTTCCAGGTCACGGGAATAATTCAGTTTTATTTGTGGATATTCTTCTGCCAAAACCTTCACCTCCCTTATGCCATATTATAGGCTAATTTGGGTCAACCTGCTTACCTAAGGCTCCTCCAAGCAGAAAACACCAGCCCCTTGCCGGCATTATCATAGAATGGTTTTTGGAAGGCGTCAAAGACGATGGCCGCCTGCTCGCTCCCGGTCCTCAGTAGCTCCCCTTCGGCAGCGGCAATGATGTACCGGCGGACCTTCTCTGGATCATCACTGGCTGGCAAGCCCTTGATCAATTTGACCACCTGTTCCCACTTGCGCCTGGTCAAGAGCGCCTTGGCCAGCTCGTTGACCGTGACGGTATCCAAGACTGTCCGCCGCAGGGTTTCAACCATCTCTTCCTGTGACCCCAGGTCTATCACCTGGTCCAAGGCCACAAGTGCCTGCCTGGGACTGCCCTCGGCCATCTCGGTTATGGCATCGGCAACGGCCGCCATGGTCTCTTCCGGCCAACTCACACTCTCGGCGGTCAGCACGTCCCTGACCAAATCACGCATGGTCGGCCCCGGCAGCAGCGACATCTCGAAGGTGGTACAGCGGGTCCTGATGGTCTTGAGCAACTTGTCCGGGTCGGTAGTGCAGAGAATGAATACCACATGGGCCGGGGTATCCTCCAGGGACTTCAAAATTGCCTGCTGGAAGTCCCGAGTTGCTGCTTGGCACTCATCCAGGACTATGACCCTGATTGTCCCATATGATTTGTCTTCAAATCGTCCCTGGGGCATGTAGGCCATGGTGGTCATCATCTTGCGGGCGTCGTCTATCCCACGGGCGTCAGCAATGTTCCTTTCCTCATAGTCCAGTTCGTGGCAGCCCATGGCGGTGGCAATGATGCGAGCCATGGTGGTCTTGCCTGTTCCCGATGGCCCTGTAAACAGCCAGGCCCGGGGGCGGTCCTGTCTTTCCAGAATGGAGCGGACGCTGGCCACCACGGAGCCGTTACCGTAGATGTGATCAAGGGACTTGGGGCGGTAGTCAATGTGAAGGGGCATTGATTAATCCTTTGCCTATATTATAGGCCAAATAGTTTTAACCGTTTAATGGGAATTAAAGGCCAAATCCCTTAGCTCGTTTTTCCTCATCTAAAAATAAAATTGAACCCTTTTTGTACCACTGTTCTAAGTATTCATTAGCAGTATTATTATACATAGACTTCCCCTTAGATTTGAAATCCTCCCATCTTTGCTTGACTGTTTTTTCAAAAACTAAGTATATTCCAGGATATTTTAATTTATTCCTACGATGTTCGGCATAACTGGCAAATGGGCAACAAAGGCAGCCAATCCTATGCCATCCTTCATCATATAACTTACAATATGGCAGGTTATAAGTCTCAATATGGGTCCAGATATCGTATTCTGACCAATCGAATATTGGGTGGTAATGTATTTGCTTAATTGGTCTTTTACCAACCTGAGATATTTTTCCTCTGGACATTCTTCCTGACGATTCTTCTGCTCTAATTCCAAATAATCTATGTTTTAATTGAATGAGCTTGCCAGGATTCTTTTTTAGAGTATCACAGCACCATCTTGACCTGATCTGCGGTGGAAATTTAGTTAATATGCCGTGCCAATAGGTTATTTTTGGGAATAAAAATATGGTATCTGAATGATTTTCTTTTATGAACTTAACAACTTCTGGCGGGTCAATTCTGGTACATGAATAATATGATTGAAAATTAACCTTAGCCAAAATAGCAAGATGTCTTGTTACTGTTGAGTCCTTGCCACCACTATCGCCTAAATAGTAGCCTTCGGGCGGTTCATGTTCTTGGATAAATTCAATAGCTTCTTTTAATTTAACATCATAATTGTCAAAGAAACCTTTTCTGATTTTTATCATTTATTTTTTTTCTGAATATATTTATAAATTGGTTATTTAGTGTTTATATTTTTTATGCATTTTTTCTTGCAAGTCTAAAAGTCTTTGTAATTCCTTATTGGTTCTGGTGCAATATTGACCCATAGAATAATATTCTTTCTCTGGCTTTCCGCTACTACCACAAGTTGGGCCAAGCCCCCAATAAAGTTGGTATGTTTCACACCATCTGCAACCACTACTTTGATGATGAGTCTTCTTCTTGTCACACCAGCACTCATCCCATCGAGGAGCCTTACAAATGCCTGCAACAATCGCTCCTAATTTTTGATGTTCTGGAAATTCATAAGCCATAACTTATTTCCTTATACTTACATCCCCACCCAATCAGTCTTGGATTTCTCCAATGCGCATTGCTCCCAAATCTGGCATTCTGAACATTGGGCATAGTTGCCATTGGCCAGGCCAAAATCCCCGCCGTAGGGACATAAAAGCGGAGGGCTACCGCTTGGCTTACAGGGCCTTACGGACGATACGCAGGTGCCTGCATCACCGCTTTGTCGTAGCCCTCCTACCCGATCAGGATTCTTATTGGCCCATATCCCTCCCCCGATGGCCTTGAGCCTATTGGCGAAGTTCTCGATGCCTCGTTCGAACTCACTGCGGTTCCCGGGGTTGTGCAGGACCGAGGCCGGGTGGAGGCACCAGGAGATCCAGCATTGGTACTTGTCGGACCATTCCGTCTGGCCGTTCAGCTCGCTGATCCTACCCTGGTCATCCCGCAGGGCCTTGACTCCGGTGCCGCCAAAGGCCAGGACCATGACCGGCCTCAGCCCTTCGAACTCCATATCCAGCCACTTGGAGCAGGCGGTAATATGCCGCTTCCCTGGCGTCCGGGTCTTACTCGGCCAGCACTTGC